TTGCTGTCCCCAGCCACAAGTGATCGGGGTTCACGCACCCGGGGTTGTCGCACGAATGGCAAACCTGAATGCCCTTCGGTATCTCGCCCTTGTGCAGCTCGTAACTGAAGCGATGGGCTCGATACTGTTTTCCACCGAACTGGGAAACCCCGTAATTGCCTCGATGTTTGAACAAGGCACCCGTCCAATTCCAGCACCCGGTCACCTCATCGATCCTGATTTTATCGTAGAAGGACACGGTCACCTCAAAAGTTATAGACCATCTGGGTTGCGAGCTCCTGGAACCCCATTCTTTTCCAGAGCTTCACCGCCCGCAAATCGACCATAGCCGAGACTAAAAGTCGTCTTACACTACGTCTGCGGAGCTCGTCTAGGCAATAGTGTGCCAGCAAGCGCCCGATACCATTACGATGCTCAGGGAGGACGAAGATCATGTCCTCCTTGGCGATGAGCTCACCGTTGTGCATGTCGTTGGTGAGCCAGATGTTGCAGTAGCCCGCAGGGCTGCCATCTGGCGCTCTGGCGGTGAAATGGAGAAGATACCCCTCGCGTGAGGCCTTAAAGTATGAGGCCAGCCGGGGGTTATACTCGGCATAGTGGATGCCGTCGCCATTAAGCCGGTCCCGCATCGCCTCATAGTGCTTGCGATAGAGCGGTTCGAAGTGCGAGTAGGTCTCATGCAGTAATTCCGTCTGGATCTTGTACCCGGTCGTCATCCCTCAGCCTTCCCCTGGGAGGCCTGGAGGAGGCCCCAGCGGCTCTCTGCGCCCACCATGTCGTCTCCGCCCATGACGCAGATCCAGCCCATCGTGATCGTGCGGCCCTCAGCCCTCACGTCCTGTATGAACTTGCTCTCGACGAATTGCGACACGCCAGCGTCATACAGCGCCACATCCCAGTCACCGACATCCCAGCCCTCAGCCTCACCAGTGAACGACGTGACTTGCCCCCAGGTAGGCAGCTCGGAGTTACCATCCGCCCTGGCGAACAGCCTGGGCTTGAGCTCCGAGGTGCTGACGAAGGTCATCGTCGCCCTGGCGGCCTTCTTGTAGGTGCCGATGTTGCCGACAGGGTCGAACTGGTACATCAAGCCCACGGTGAACGTGGTACCGTTGTCGGAGCCACTCTGCTCGGCCCGATAGACGTAGCCGTCCGCCGATCCGAAGTAGATGGAGCCCGAGATCGTCTCGAAGCAGGCAGCCGTCCACCCGGTGATCACTGACCACTTGAAGGTCTGGGCGTTGAACGCGAACGTCGTCTGCGGGAGGCTGTCGTTCTCCGGGAAGGAGACGAACACGATGTTGCCCTCGTTCCACAGCTTGAACTGCCAGCCGGTCTGGACCGCGTTCGCGGCCTTGCGCCACAGATCCTCGATGTCCTGGGAGACCGCGATCAGGCCGCGCCCCTGCTCGGATGTGTCGGAGACGATCTTCGACATCGGGATCAGGCCGTCGACCGTAGCGATGAACGCCTCGCCGCCCAGGGAGAGGTAGGCGTGCTTCCCGAGCGGCTTGCCGATCTTGTACAGGTTTTCGAGCTTCAGGTCCGAGGACGGGTCGATGCCGCCGTATACCGCGATCTCGCCCTCGGTCGACACCAGGACCATCTTGTTGCTCAGGCCGTCGCCGGCAGCCACTGACCAGTCGAAGCCCAGGAGGAGCGATCCGCCATGCTTCATGACACCACCCACCGGGAACAGCGTCAAGGCGCCGCTGATGGCGCTCGTGGCGCCGTAGTACATGTCCATCGAGCCGGCGTAGAGGAAGATCTCGCGGTTCTTGAAGTTGAAGACGAACGAGAGCCCGTCCTTGGTCTCGGACCCGGCGAACGTGAACGTCGGCTCGCTCCAGGCGGAGCCGTTGTACTGCTGCGGGTTGTCCAGGCCGTTGACCAGGGTCAGGTAGGATCCGCCCGTGTTGGTGAACTGCGTCGATACCCAGTCCCCCGAGGTCATGCCGGTCACGGCTGCCGTGATGGTGGCCGGCGGCGCCGCTGGGCTGGTCGCGTCGTAGATGTTTTCCTCGGTTGCCACGAACATCTTCTGGGTGATGCCGAAGCGATAGGCGTGCATGGTGACGATGTTGTCCTCGTCAGCCGTCAGGCCGTGCTCGGTCATCCCGCCCCGGAAGCGAAAGCCGGTGGTCGTGAAGAAGCCGTTCTGGGCTACTGCGCAGCACCCAGGCATAGGCTTGGTGGGGTCGTACTTGGTCACAAGGCCCAGGAGGGGCGCCGGGAAGGTGATCGGCTGGCCGGTCTGCTCGGCTTGGCTCTTGGCCTTCCTGGAGGTTTCCCCTCGGGACGGGAGGATCCGTGGCGCTATCTTCACAGGCCACCTCCGCCAGCAGCGAGCACCTCGATGGCGAGCTGCCCCTCGAACTCCGCGAGCTCGTCGTCGTACGGCATGTCCATGTCGCGCAGGTAGCGCCAGACCATGCCCATGCGCAGAAGGATCTCGGGGAACCGAGGGTTGTCGTTGTCGGCGGAGTACGTCGCCTTGCCCACCTCGGTCGTGTCGGCCTTGGCGTAGTAGGTCGTGACGTACGGGATCGTGTGGTTCTCAGCGGTGTGGGAGAGCCGGATCGTCTGGCCCTCGATCAGGAAGTACGGGATGCCCGAGGTGTTCCTGGCGATGATGTCCCACATGGCGCGGTTGCGCCCATTTCTGGCCGGCTCGCCGGTCGAGGTCTTCCTGGGCGTCACAGACGCCTGGAGGCGATGAAACTGGTCAGGCAGGTCCACAGCCGTGTTCGCGTCCACAGAGATCGCCACAGCATCGAGGCGCATCTCCGGCCAGTCAGCACGCCTGGAGATCTCCTCGGAGGCCTCTATGGCGAACTGGAGCATCTTCGCGGCCAGGGCGTTGTTGATCACGCTGTCGAAGTCATCAACGCCGACGCGCTTGGCTACCTGATTGGTTATGGAGAGCAACGTCACGGCGTGAGACCTCCGATGCGGACCTTCGCGTTCGAGAAACGCTTCATGAGGTTGTTCTTCGTGAACGTCGCCAGGGCGCCACGCATGCCGTCCAGGGCGGTGCCGGCGAGCTCCATGTCCTTGTTCATCAGCGCCACCCTGGCGGCCACTCCGAAGAGGTAGGCGTCAGGCTTGCGCTCCAGTAGCCAGTTGGTGCCGGTCAGCCCGAGCGCGGTCACGCCTCGGTAGTAGATGATCGGGATCGAGCCGGTGTACTTCGGGCCGGTAACGATGGTGTCGCCCTTGATGGCGTACCGCATCGGCACGCCGCCCTCGTAGTACAGGCCCACCGCCTCCAGGGTGGAGGCCTTGAGCGGGGCGTATCCCTGGATCCCGATGGAGAGCATCTCCAGGAAGTCGTCAGGGAGGTCAGCCTCTCCATCAACGAACACCAGGGTCGTGTGGACCTGCTGGTCGCCACCCCGCAGGATGTCGTTGATCGCGTTCTCGGCGTTGCGTACGTGGGTGTCGTAGTAGTGGGCGAAGTCGTCACGGCCAACATGGTCGGCTACCTGCATCATCAGATCCACATAGTCTTCGATGATCGCCATGACGACGCCCCTGTCAAGCCCACGCTGGGACTGGTTTTATACGCGGCCTTCTTTGGTTCGCCAAGCCCTGTTGTCGCTGTCGTTCAGCCACTTCGAGGTGAAAGCCTTGTCGCCCTCTGTGAAGGCCTTATCCAGGCCCGTCTTCTCGTCATAGAGGACATTGAGCGGGATCGACGCTACCCGATGCCAGTCACCGCCCCAGGCCTTGCCGGCCTCGTTGCGGGCTTGCTCGTTCGCGTTGATCAGCGCGGTAACCGGGTAATCAGTGCGGAAGGTGACAGCCCCGGTCATCTTGTCCTCCATCATCCAAACGGAACGACCGGAAGCCGGTTCGTAGTCGAACAGCTCCCAGTCGCCGTCAGTGATGGTTCTTCCGAGCTCGCCGGCCAGCATTAGATGACCTTACGGGCTTTCTGGGGCGCCTTGCGCTTCTTGAGCTCCTTCTCGTCGAGCTCATGGAAGTGGCCGGATTTGTCCAGGACGCCGAGCGGCTCATCGTCGAGCTCGTCGTCCTTGACGCGGCGGTAGGCGCCGGCCTCGATCTTGTCGAGCACCTCGTCCGTCAATTCGAGCTCCTGGCGGGTGCCAGCACGATGGCGGATGTAGGCGTCACGGAACTCACCGTCTGGCATCTTTTCCTTCGGATCGGGGTTCTTCTCCCACCAATCACGAAGCACCTGAACGGTGACCATACGGTTCTTTGCTTTGGGGGCGTCAGCCTCCGGGAAATCTTCACCTGACACGGTCATCTCCTACGTTGCGTGTCCACAGATATAGCAGGGGCGCCAGGAAGGATCCAGGCGCCCCCACAGTTATTAGCTGACAGCTGCCGAGAACGGCGTGGCCTCAGTGCCGGTGCCGGCGCATTCCATCTCGACAGACCAGAGGTCCGCAGCGATGTCGCGCAGCTTGATGCGGTCGCCCTTCAGGCCACCCTTGGTGCTGCCGTTCATGGTGATCGTGTCGCTGTCGGCAGCCGTCTCGAAGACGACCGAGGTGTCACCGGCGTCAGCTGCCATCATGCAGCGTCCGGTCATGGTGTCGTTGCCGACGACCTGGATGACGTCGTTGTTCGAGGTGACGGCAGTGCCGACGATGAACTCGAACTCCGTGCCCAGGCCGGAAGCAGCCGGCAGGGTGATGGTCAGGCCGGCAGCGGCGTTGAGCACGAAGGTGCCGCCGTTGTCGTCCAGTTTCATGGTGCGGCTCGCAGTGATCGAGACCGGCTTTAGCGGGTTTCCAGACAAGATAGCCTCCTGGGGTTGAACTGTAGTCCAGGGAGGCGCCCGAAGGCGCCACCCCACTGCTCGCCACCTATTAGGTGGAGGCGCTCATGCCGTAGATGTCGGCAGCGATGCCCAGGCCCTTCTCGTTTGACACCTTGAGAGTGCCCTCGCCGATGATGACGCCCTTGAAGCTGTCGCCCGTCTTCGCCAGATCCGGGTCTTCCTGGATCTTGCGGAGCCAGAGGAACTCGATGTAGTCGAAGTCCAGGAAGAAGACGTTTCGAGCCACGGCAGTGCTCAGAGACTGAACACGGTTAGGCTTGATCGTCAGCTTGCCGTACGGGCCCTCGTAGACGTCAGCGTTGGAGACAATGCTGTTCTCCTTGCCGTTGTCGACCGAGTACCGGAACGAGGCGACGTTCGAGTTGCTCATGAAGGTCACGAACACGCTCTTGACGTAGGAGCTCACCGACACCGTGGTGAAGGCAGCACCCTCGTCGTAGCCCTGCTGGGCAA